ACCCCAGCATTAATTGCTTGTACTTGAGCCTCGTTTGCAACCGATTGCGAGTACAACGCCATATCTTGTGCTGATTCCGCATAATACATAGCCTGATCTGGTTGCGTTTCCAGTTTAGCCAAGCGGTCAGTAATGCTGTAGAAAATGTCTTTAAGATTAGGCGGTAAATTAACAAACGCCATTATGAAACCTGCCCATCCGCTAATTGTCTAGTCAATGTGACTGTAATTCTTGATGGACCATTTTCTCCTGGGTTCACGCTTATTGCAACAATGCGCATAATGTCTGTGTAGCCAAAAGGAAAAAAGTCGTCACGAATTTCAATACGCGCTTGATCTCCAACTTCATAGTCCGTGTAGTAAGGGTCTACATAAGGCGGTAAAACAATTTCAAGAGTTGTTGGTGGATAGGATGTGGCATTTAATTGACCTTTTGTAAGGTCTTTTAGTAGTTGCTGGTCTGGTATGTCCGTATAACTAGCCGTGTCCTCTAACAATGGCCACGTTCCCGTGGGTCCAATAAGTGCTGGATCAATTGCTGTCGCTCTCAGGCTTTTATTGTTGGAACCATAACCTAAACCATACAACCTGTTTACTGCGCCACTTGCATCCTCTGGAAATTTGTATTCAACAACATTCCCTGGGAATTGAAATACTGTTGCTGTAGGTGATGTTGGTGAATAATCGGTACCTATACCAATTTCAAAGCGGTTATACAAAGCGCCTGAGGTTGTATTCCAGTAAGGTTGAATTCTAAAGTCAAAAAATCTTGCCGATAAATCCTTAATTGCTTGATAAACAGGCTTAAGTTCGTAACCTTGATATTCCATTTTTGTGGAATATATTGAGGTTCCATTGTTGTACCTTAACCCCGTCTTTCCGTGTGGTGTTAGTGCTTCCGCGTATTGCATAAGTTGAGTAGCAATAACAGCAGGGTCGGTAAATGTGGCATAGACCTTATTTGTACTTATGCGCCTACGCCCATAAAGAGACAACATCTCCGATGCCGCTATACCAAGACTTTGGTTTGATGAATCGTATTCACGCGCCCAGATAACTCCAGACCACACGGGAATAGCCGTCGCCGCCGATGGGTCGGTATAAATTACCCACAAAACAGTTTTACCAGGAATGGTGGCATCAAATGCATTGGCAGTATAAGCGTTAATTCCAGAGAGCAAAACGTGACCTTGAAAGTTTCCTACAGAGTTAAGTTGCGAACTAAAATTGACACCAGTAAAAGGCAATTCCGCAATAACTGGATTATCTTTATATGCCAAGCCGCCTGATGAATAAGTGCCAGTAGTTGTTTTGCTAATTCTAAATGTTGTGCTTGTCCGTGCGGTAACTACTACATCGGTGGCATTAAATTGTGAGGGCGATATGCCTGAAATAGTAACAACATCGCCCACCACAAAACTGTTTGTAGCCGTATAAGTTATGGTGGTGGATGTTCTAGTTGCACCAGTAATTGTATAAGTAGGCTGGTAAAGGTTAGTTAGTAGGTATCTAAACTCAGCAATAGCCATTAGATATACGCGCTCCGATAAGTAATAGACATTGAACCCATTGTGCTTGCCCAACTACTAATTGAATCGGGTTCTAGACTTAACCATCCATTAGATGCTGCCGTCATTGCATTTCTATTAGGAAAACCATTGTCATAGATAACGCGAGTCAGCAAGTCAATTGTAAGCAAGCCGCCTGATAGGTTAGCAAATTCCATTGTAATTGTTCCATCAGAAATTGTGCCAGATGTGCTAGGCGAAACAATATAAATAACTGGGCAGGATGTAGCCCAACCATTGTTTGTGAGTGTTACACCAGCGCCAGTAACCGTTGTACCAATGTCTGTGTAATATCTTGGGTCGGGGAAAGATAACATAATGCGCGTTTGGATATATCCATAAGTAAAGTCCGCGTCAATGGGTGTAACAAGTCCACGAGAACGACCATACATACGCATATCGCCCGTGTTGGCATTTAAGCGATACTGAAATAGTTTTAGTTCATTTTGCGCTGGCGTATAGCCCGTGGGGTTTGGGTAGTATCCAATAGGTTGCGGTGCAAAAGCGGCTTGCAAATCCTTGTAGTTTGATTGCGCCGTTGCTGTAGAACTACCTAAGATTGTAATGTCAAGATACACAGTACGCTCGTCATAGAAATCGCGACCAGTATATGAGCCATCAATGTAACCACGGTTGTCGTCCTGAATACGAAGGGGTGAGGTTCCACCCAAGCCCTCTACGTTAGTTACAAGATAAGGTGTTCCTGTGCCAATTGTAAGACCGTTAAAGACAAACTGATAGTTACTTAGTGTCATTATTTAGTCCCTACTGGTACGCCATTTTTAGCGGCTTTAGCCATCTTTCGTTCAATATCATTTGTGTTGGAAGCATACACCGTGACGTTTTGAATTGTGGTTGTACCGCCACCACCACCTGTTGTGGGCGTACCTGCGCCCGCTACGATTCCAGTCTCTTTTCCTGGTGCCACAAAACCTGCCAAACTTGGCGTTTTAATTTTTTTATCAGCAAGACTGTCCAACGATTTGGAAAACTCGCCAATAGATACGGCAAACTTATCAACGCCATCAGCCATACCTTTCAGAAATCCCATTCCTGGAATATAGGACATTGCTCGCATAAGTTTAGCAATTCCGCCTATAAGGTAACCAAATCCCTTAACGATCATTTGAATTCCAGTTACAATTCCCTTACGGAACCAGTCAAATTTATTCCACGCCGCCACAAATGCTGCACCTAGTATTACAAGAAGTCCTACAAAAAACATAATAGGGTTTGCTCTTATTGCAGCATTAAGTCCGTGCATAGCAAATGTAAATACGCTGGTTGATGCGGCTTGCGCGTATGTCCAAAATGCATATGCTTGTTGAACTGCCTTGACCGCTGCTGTCACCATTGCATAAGTTTTAAGAATACCCATAACTGTGAGCACAATTCCGCCAAAAACCAATAGCGCAGTACCATTTGTGCTGATATATCCTATGAACGCGGAAAGTATTGGAAGAACATACATACCTATTGTTTCAAATAAGTTGCCCATCTTTTCTTTAAGTACGGCTACGCGGCCAGAAAAAGTCTCGGTGTATGCAATAGCCGAGCCGCCAATTTTCGCATTTAATTCATCAAACGCTTTGGCTATTGCTTTATTCTTAGGCAGGTTTTCATCAAGGGAAATGCCCATTTGCTTAAATGCTTTAGCGTTACCCATTGTGGCGCGCTGTAAAATTTGCGCTGCCGAACCAATACCAATTTGCTTATGTCTTGCAAAATCCGCCGACATAGCCAATAATTTTTGTGATTGCTCTACATCACCAGTAGCGGTGACCAAAGTTCCCATAGCGTTAATGACTTCGGAACCTTGAAAGCCTAACTGATAAAACGAATCTGCTGCGGCTAGGATGTCGCCTTGGGCTTTTGAACTTGTAACACCTACGTTGCTTAAAGCCATATTTAATCTTGTGGTTTCTACCTCAAGTTGTTTGACTTCGTTTTTGGCGCCATTGATTTCATTAACAAAAGTCATAATGCCAGTTGTTAAAAGATTTCCACCAAGTACACCAAGGATTGTGGTCTTTAGGCTTCCCAGCGAACCTTGCAATTTGCTTGCTTGCGAGCCAATTTTTGCAAGACCTTGATTTGCTTTAGCAACACCAGATGCCACGCCAGAAGCATCAACCTGTACTTGCACACTTAATGGTGGAATCTCACTCATTATGCTCTCCTTAGGTGTTTAGCAATAATTTGCTGAATAATGTTGCTTTTTCTAAATTGTTCTAATGCTGGCTGCATATAAGGAAAATGTTGCCCGTTCGTCCAAGTAGGCGCGCCACCCAATTCAACGGCTCTTGCATAGACCATATACGCACCAGCCTCGGCAACATAAATACCAAAGCCGACTCGGTGACTTGAACCCCGAATACTACGGCGCAAGTTACCAGTAACGTTCATTGGCGGAAAACCCGATGCCGCAGGATAACCCACAGACTTACGATCACCTTTAATTTGTCTCATTGCAGTACCAGCAAGTTGCTGACCTATTTCGGCAGCAGCAATACCAAGGACAATGTCTGCCTTTTGTTGGTACAAAGTCAAGGCTGCGGTAACTTCTGGCAAGTTATTTGTTACGCGCATTTTCAACCTCCACTACAATGTTGTTAATTGCTAAGACCCACGCAACTTTTTGCGCAGGTTGATTATCTACTTCTTCGGGTGTCCAACCAAATTCTTTTGCACATACATAGTATTCCCAATGGTCATCGGGATATAGCATATCTTCGTGCCGCGAACTACCAAGCAATACATCTTTTAGTCGCTGGAGTTGGCGATATCTACTTTTGGGTCGTTTGCACTTCCTTCGGCCATATCAGGGAACAAGTAGTCCTGCGCTGACTTGGTTTCCTCAACCAGCACATTAAAGTCTTTTGGCGTGAGTTCTTCAAGCGATGCAATTCTAATTGCTGGCGGGATTAGATCAAACGACCATTCAACTATCATTACCGACAACAACCCGTTAATTAACGCAACGGCTTGCATCATTCCTTCTTCGTCTCCTGCCGCTTTAATGACTTTATTGCGGTCCTTAATAAGCAAGGTTGCAGGGTCGCGTAACTTGACTGTGGCTCCACTTGGGAGTGTAATTATTCTTGACATTGGTTCCTTCCATCTGCCTTCGTTGGGTTTGGGTTGAACTGGGGTAGGGGAAGGCGGCCTACCCCAGCCAACATTGTCTCAGGTTACTGGTATGTACCTGAAGGTTTAGCGTTCTGGAGTGTCCACTTGATGTTGCTGTAGCCACCAGTTGAACCTGCATCGGTTGTGTTAGCAATAGCGCGAACATCAACATCAATTTCTACAAAGTCCTTGTCGCGAGCAATAACAGCGGCTGTGTAAGCACCCTTTGTAACTGTAAATGCAATCTGTGTTGCTGATGCACCTGTTCCTTGTGACCAGTTAAGTGTCATTGCTGGTTGTGTGTTTGTAAGGTAACGAGTAAGTTCTGTATCATTTTCCATTACAAACTTAAACTTACCTTTAGTCTCAAGTGCGCCAAGAAATACCTGATAAGGGTCCTTTGTATTAGCAAGCCCAAAGATAGGCGTTACTGGACGAGTCAATGTAATATCGCCATCAACAACATTAGAAACTGTTGCTCCTGCAATAGATACCGTGGCAAGCCATACTGGCGTAGGTAGCACGGTTGAGAATGTGGGTGTTGGGGTTGATGCTGTTTGTGATAACCAGCCCATTGCTTTTGCGTCATAGTCCAGCAAACCATCTGCCGTGAACTTTAAAGTCATATCGCTAATTTGGATGCCAGGATATGCGCGTACATTTGCCGCATAAAAGTCGGTCAACGTAAACGCAGTAGGTTGAGCATCTGCTGCTACCGCCGAAGCATTCTTTAGCGAAATTGTGTGGGTGTAAGGTGCAGTTGAACCTGATGTCGCAACGCTACCCATAATTCCACCAAGTACATATCCGATAGTATCTGGGTAAACTGGGCCACCAAAGTCGTATGTTGAGTTACTGCGACCCTGAACATAAGCATAGTCCTTTACAAGCGAACCTTGCGCCATATCGGATGCTGTAAGTTCACCAATAACATCCGCAGGTTTTAACTTGGATGATTCAACTGCAATAAAATCTGTTGGTGCTACGGGAGTACCTTTGGTTACTTCTTTGGCAATACCTAAGTAACTCCGCGCTGTATTTTGTACTGTCATTCTTCATTCTCCTTAGTTACGGCAGGTGTTGCCTTTAGTGTTTTAACTTGCAAGACATCGGGTGCGGAAAAATCACTCGGCGCCTCAAAATTATCTCCTGGCTTTACTGTTACCCCAATGCTGGGGAATACGCGCTCGCCTTCGCCTTTGTATACGAATGTAACCATTTCTCTCCCTATGCCTGTATCATTTGAGTTACTGTAAAGCGCATTGACGCCCAAGTTTCGGTGGATGTTCCTTTTTGAGACATAGGTTCTCCATAAGTTACGTCTATTTGCGGTTCTGCACCTTGCCAAATCAACGCACCAGTTGGATCTCCAAAAGTGTGATCCGAACGTAGTCGTTCCTTAAGGCAATCTATAACATAATCAAAATCATCCATCGCTTGCTCGGCGGTACGCGACAAGGAATGCTGGAACAATTGCAAAATTACTGTGTAGTCAATGCGTTTCCAACCAGCGTGAGCGCCATCATCCGTGCCATTAAACCCACCTAGAGCAATACGCGTTTCTGTCTCTGACTCAATAAATATGACCACCGCAACGCGACTTTGCTGGTTTGGTAGTGCATTAACTTGAAAGTCAATACGCTTAGGTAGTGAGGTAAAGACTTGGTTGATACCATCAACTTGCGGCGGGTTAATAAAGTTGTAGAGAACTTGTCTAACCTGTGCACGACCAACGGTGCTGTTGGGGTTTGCATTACCCATTTATCTAATCCTGCTGTAAGTGTCTAGGATACTGGCGGCTGTTCTTAACTCGTCAGCATATCTATCTGAACCAGGTGTAGCCATAGATGGTTGAGTTGAGACCATCATTGTCATTGAACTATCACCACGCACTTTAAGGAACGCTGTGGTTACAAGAATTGCGGCTTGCTTAATTGCTGGTGGAAGTGCGCTAATTGCCGAACCAAACGCGTGCGGATAGCGTAATATGCGAGTAAGTGGAATTGTTGAGGAACCATAAGTGTAGGTACTTGCAACTGTAACATTTTCTGTATTTATTCCGTCATAAATTGTAAGCATTTGACCAGCAATAATTCCAGTAGGGTCTTGTACCGTAATTGCGGTTGCTCCAACAATAGATAAAGATGAGAAAGTTGTATTGGCATATCCAGCAACATATGTGTAATTTAGAAATACCGTGTTGCTTGGTCCACCATTGTAAGAACCAAATGATAGTGGTCCTTGCGAAGTCCAGTTACCTAGGTTGGCATTTGGAATAATAATTTGTTGATCTTCAATCCAAGCAATAGAGCAATCGCCTAGCGAAGCCATATTGGTTGGGTAGCCATAATTGAATTCCGTTAATGCCACAATAGGACTAAAGCGCGGGTGAAATCTAATAGACCCATCGCCGCTCACGCGTGAGCGTTGCTGCTCGGTCTCTACAGTAGCGCCTAAAGTTTGGTTGCAGTATGTATCCATCCAAGAGGATGCGCGGGCAATAACATTGCGCAATTCATTATCCTGAACTTCGGGATCTTGCGAGGAAAATACTAGGTTGTCTAAGTCAATAGCGGTAGGTGCGGCCCTGTATTCTTCAAGTGTAAGATAAGGAACTGTTAGTAACTGCGTGGTGTAACCATATCCATTAGCCATTTATCTCTCCACACTTGGAACATTGTTTGAAAAAGGAACCGAATCCGCACGCTTTGCACGGATAACCTTTAGCGGTTGTGACGCCGCTTGCACTTGCCTCAGTTAAGCCTTCGTCTTTTAATTTTTTAATAAGTTTTTTGTCGGTAACGTGGAACATTCCATCGCGGCTGGTACGCAGCACTCTTTGTCCTGTCTTAGTGCTTACGCCAAGTTCCTTCATACCTTTCGGTCCGATAATCTTTGTCATAGCGCTTCCCCCCATAGATTCGAACTATGATTCACAACTTCAAAGGCTGTTGTCCTGCCGTTGGACGAGAGGGAATCATTTTGTTTGGTGAGCAGTTTTAATTCGTGCTCAGGAACTTATTTAGTTTTACTTTTCTGTAATCATCTCGGCGGTTGATACATCATCTCTGCCGTGATTATCGGCAGGTTGATTGCAACCACATTCAAGACACATTATGCAGAGACAATTCCCGATACAACACCGTTCCACGCTGGCGCGTAGCACATAAATGTGCCGCGGAAGTATGTAGAGAAGTCGTATGAGAATTGGTTAACAGGCCATTGGATACCCATATAGTCTTGCACAAGTACGTTTGCCCAGACATCAGATACCTCTGTGTCAGGAATTGGTAGTGTGTAAGATAGTACAGGAGCAACGCCCTGTGGTAGCCAAGGGTGAACTGTGAGGTTTACCATCTTGCCAGTGATTTCGTTGTTAAGCGCGCCAATTACAGCACCGCCAACATAGTCACCAGTCTCTGTTTGTGAGAGATTTAGACGATAGTTTGCAGTTGAACCATTCTTGATTGTGTCTGAGAGTTGCTTACGATCTTGACCGTTGAGCAGGATCTCGTCTGGGTCAGCCTTTACGGCATCGTAAAGTTGTCCAAAGACTTGCTGGAATTCTGCGCCTGGGTTAGAGGTTGAGAATGTTGAGTTAATGGTGTTGATAGCACCTGAGATGGTTGGGTTAAGAACTGTTGGAAGAATTCCGTCATAACCTGTTGCGTATGCAGATGTATCTGTAGCCGCTGTTGAAGCAAGTGCGCCTGTTGTTGTGTATGGCGCTGTGTTGCCTGTTGTCTGAGTTGATGCAGCACCTTGAACAACAAATTGTGTTGAAGTTGTGCGACCCTGATAGAAGCAATTTGCTGTGCCAGTTGTTGTACCGACATAGATGCGGTAACCAATTGCGCCTGATACTGCTGACACATTGATTTGCAATACATCGCCAGCAGAAACTGCGTGTGATTGAACTGTTGAAACTACTGACTGACCAAATGCACCAGCATCAGAAGTGACATACACATAGTATGTTGTCGCCGCAAGTGCTGTCTGTGAACCAGATGCAACTGGTGATGTAAGAGTTACTGTTGCAGGAGCAGCAAGTGCGCCTGAGTAACCTGAACCTGTACCGCGAGCCATAAGCATCATGCGTTCTTCCATCAACATTGTTGAGTAGAGAGTAGATGTGCTTGATAGTTGGCGAAGGTCTTGGTATCCCAAACCTGAGAAGTTCGCGTCAAACGAAACCTGATCAGATAGTGAGTATGAGTTGTAAGGAAGAACTAAATCATCCGCTGTGTAGGAGATTTGTGGTCCACGTTGGTACATAAGTGGCGTGGTTGATCCCGGAGCAAAGTCGTTCTGGGTGAACTGTGTAACGCCTGGCCAAATGTTTCCTTGACCGCCTGTACCTGTACCTGTGTAACCTGTGATGCGCTTGATACGGTGTGATGTACCAATACCCTTCTTGCGAACGATCTTGTTACGCAAAGGTGTTGGACGTGGTGTAAGCATCTTTGCAGGTGCTTCCAAGTCAAACGCTGCGAATGATGTTGAAAGTGGGTTTGTAAGCGTGATTTCCTTAGCGATATCCGCTGAGATTGTACGCTGTGATGCAAGTGCTGTGTTAAGTGCTGATACTGCATCTGGTGAAAGTGACTTGTTTGCAACAAGTGCTTCCATTTGTGCAGTTGGGTCAGCCTGTGGTGCTACGCCTGGTGTGTGTGATGGGTTAGCAAATGACTTGTTGAGTGCTCCAAGGTATTGTTCTTGAAGTTCAGCCGCTTCGCGTGGGGTTACATCACCGAACAGGTCTTTTGCTTTAGGCATCTGTGCCATAAGTTTATATCCTTTTCGTTAAGTGTGAATTAGTTTTGTGACTTAGGGCTTGCTTTTGCAATAAAATCACTTGCAAGTTCGCGGTATCCCTTAGCCAAAACTGGGTCGGTTGTTGCGTCAGCCTTAGCCTTGTATTGCGCTGCCTTTACAAGCAGATCATTTTGGGCTGCATCTGACATTTTTGTTGCTGTGCGCTTAGGGCCACCTGCAACTGATTTTGATAGTGCCGTTGCTAGGTCAGATTCAAGTTTTACTGACTTCTCTACCGCTGACTTCTTTTCAGCAAGCAAGGTATCAATCTCTACTTTAACCGAGTCCATCGCACTCTTAACGGCTTTCTCAATGAGGCTCTTTACGACCTCATCATCCTCAGACTCATCATCTTCGGAAACTTTTTTCTTTTCTTTATCCATATCTTCATCTTCTTCGTCAGCATCAACGGCTTTTGCCTCATCTGCTGGCTTTTGTTCTTCCGCTTCGCGTACTTCTTCTTCGGCGGTTTCAGCAGCAACGGCTGGACCTTCTGCGGTTTCTTCTTCCGCGGTCTCTCCATAAGCCTTTTCCACATCGTCATACCCGTGGGACTTACATTCTGCTGCAATATCATCTACGGCTTTGCGAGCCGCTGCATATCGTTCAATCATTTCTTCACGAGAAGGAATTGACTTGGATTCACCATTCATAGGCATTCCTTCTTCTTTGTTAATGGCAGACTTTGCTGCCCTGCGTTGTCTTGCCATTCTTGGCTCCTTAGTTGTTGTTGCTGATTTTATTGGACTATCATCGCCTTCCAATATAGCGTCATACACTGCTTCAATTTCTTCCATTCTGGAATCCAAATCATCAGCAAAACTAGCAAGAATTCTACTGTCAGCATTTCTTAATGAACTTGCTGCTTCATCCATACGAACCAATGCTGAGTCAAGTGCTGCCGCTCTTGCATCGTTGTCTTTGGCAAAATAAGCGCGTTCCAGTTGTTCATTGGCTTCCTTAATGGAATCTTGCGCATCTGCGGTCATTTCTTCATCTTGCTCAGACAAATCTTCCACATAATCATCGTGATCTTCGTCATACAAATTATCTATGCCCATTGAAATATCTTCGTTGCCTGAAATTGTATCGTTGATTGACTGTTGATCTGTTTCGTTAAAACCTGACTCGCTTGGCACATCAGCGGGCTTGTCCTCGTTAGAAGGTTTATCTTCGCCAGAAGGTTTATCCGACCCACCTCCGCCACTTGGACTATGATCTGACTGGTCGTGGTCACCGTGCTTTGTTATTGCTGACTTACGAACCTTTATACCCTTGGCTGTTTTTTCTTCTCTGCCATAGTATCCGTCTAGAAATCCTTCAACTTCATCTATAAGATCCTGTATATCATTTTGCACGCGTTCGGCATCGCTGTGACTTACCTCGCTCATGCGATCAAAGGACACTTCTAAATCTCTAAGTGTATCTTCCATGTTGGATGTAAATTCGCGCTCGGATTGATTTTCAATTCCATCCAAGTAACCGCCAGCATCATTTAATGTATCTAGCGCCTCCCCTATTGCATCCGCGCTTTCGTTATCACCTGAGTCTCTTAATTCATCTTCTATATCGCCCAGTTCGTCGCGTATGTCCGAAATAGAGGTACTTACATTGTTGGCGGTTCTGTCGCCTTCAATTCTTGAATCAGTTTTTGAGTCGCCGCCAGAAGGTTTATCCTCGCCACTTGGCTTATCTGAACCGCCACCACCGCCGCTAGGTGAGTGGTCTGACTGGTCGTGATCGCCGTGCTTTGCAATATCGCTAGGTAGTGGCGCTTTGTATTCGTGCAATTCTTCAACCTGCACCAAACTTGACTCGCCTTCAACCGACTTAGCCAAAATTAACTTGGCTGACGGATTCGCAGGACGATCTACTAAACTGACTTCAATAATCTGCCCGTCAATGATGCGACCATTTGCTGCCTTATTGTCGCGTACAACGCGTGGGGACTTAATGCCAATACTAAATCCTTGGTATACACCAGTCTCTACCTTCTTGGCAGCGATTGGGTCTACAACGTGAACGCCAATGTAATGACCATCCTTCTTTGACTCATATTCTTTGGCAATTCCAGCGGCTGATGGACCGTGCATCTCGCGAATGTTTCCGCCTGACTTGAACCACGCTGGCATAGCCTCATCAAGCCAAGCGGCATCACAAATTTGTGCATCCAAGTCCAATGTGTCATCGGTAGCCTTACCAAATACCATAAGAGTGCCGTCATCATTCTTATCGTACTTGACAATTTGTGCATAACTTGTTGTGTAGTTCATAGTCATTTTTTCTCCTTATGCCGAGTAAGTAATAACGACGCAGCCAGCCGCAGACGCTGCCGCTGAAATTCCGTAAATAATGTCGCCAGCGCTTGCGTAGAAGGTTTGCGAATTGCTTGCTGCAAGTGTGCGCCCAATGGTTGCACCTGATGTAGTAATAGCGCTATCGCCCACAAAAATAGCCGCACTATGACCATTGTAAACCGTAATTGGGGTTTGTGGCCTAGCGTTCTTGTCCACTTGGTGCAAAACTGATGCCGTTGTAAGCGTCTGGGTGTTTATATGCTTAAATGCCATTTTGTTCTCCTTAGATCATTTAGTATATCGGTTAATCAATGAAAATACTCTCGTCAGTATCGTCATTTGAACTTAGGTCAAAGTATGGCGCCAAAGCGCACATACAATTTGGATGGGCTGGCGGTTCGCTGTCGCCCGACGGGAAGGTATCACCTATGCCTATAGGGGAAGCATCTGCATTGTCTTGGCATAAGTCACAACCTTCCGCGACCAGCCACTCCACTTGATCAACCTGCGCTCGTTCATATTCATCGCGTGAGGCTACGGACATTGCTCTACTCATCTCGGTCTGAGCAATAATTAAAGCCTGTGAAGGATCATCAATAATTGAGTCAATCATCTGCGCTGTTTGTTGAGGTGTAAAACCCTTTTCCAAACCAGTTGCTAACGCTGTGCCGATACGATCTAACTTGGTGCTTATTACTTCATCGGCAATTACTATCTTACGGGAGTCAAGTAAGGACTGTAAGCCACCTCTAGGCTTAACCAATGCTGCTGCACTAGGTAACCCAGGTTTCCAAGTAGACCAGTTTACTGTCGCTACGCTAACATCCTTCTTTAAACCTTTCAGGCGGGTTGAAGCAACCTTGGCACCCAGCGTATAACCATCCGCATACAAGCGCGCTAACGCAACTTGTACAGGTTTTTTGTCGGCTATTACTTGAGTACGAGCCCAGTCTCTAGCCGTTTTAGGCGAAACTGAACCACCTGCGGGGTGGGTTTCAGCCCAAGATTGGGCTATCGCATCACCATCCAGGGCAGACCTAAATGCTTTACGAATTCTAGTCGCGTTCTTTGCAGCAACTCTTACAACTACCGTCTTTTCAGGCCACTTCATTAGATACCTAGATAATGTTCCGCGTACCAACGAGCGCTATCTACATCCTTAGTATCAACAAACTTATTTAAGATTTCGGCATATGTTTCATCTAGTACTTGAAATTCAAATGCTCGCGAAGGTGTTCCTTTGCGTAACCAGCGAAGGAATTTTTTTACTTCTTCCTCAGCATCAACAGGTTTGGCTTCAGGCTTATCTTCAGGATTTGCCTCTACAGGTACTTCCTCCACGGGTTTTTCCTCAGCGACAGGTACTTCGTCAGCGGCAGGTTCTTCTTCCGTTCCAAATCCCGCAAGTGGGTCTACTGGAGGTACTGCTGGGATAAGACCATCAGGACCGAAGAAATAAATACTTGGACCAGCGACAAGCATTGGCATATCAGCCTCAGGTGTTTCAATAAGAGGTAAACCAAGTTCCGCACGGTTCTCATTAAGGGTTATTGAACCATTCTTCTTGCGAATATCATCTCGCGATGCTGTCTCAGCAGTATTAGTGCGCTCGCTAGGTGCGAGGCGGAACTCTAGTTCGCGTGGCATCCCAAGAAAACGATATGAAAGTGCCGAAATCATTTGCGAAACCCAGTTAGCGGTAGGCAAGATGCCGATTGCTTCGCCTGATTGTGCCTCACCTTGCTGTAGACCTGATGCACCTAACCCGCCACCACCGCCATTGAACCCAATTTCAGATGGTAGTACGCCAAAGTGTCCAGTAATAGATGAGACTAAGTAGTTATCCATCGCATCCGAGAACTTATCTGAGTAACCTTCTTCAAAATGTAATTTGCCACCAGGAACTAACAAGCGCATACGATTACGCTGTGCTGTTTGTCCTGATAGATCGTCATTATAGATATCTTCATATGCTCTGATTTGGTCAGGCGTCATAGTGGTTGATTCAGGCAACTCTAAGTATGACTTAGGCATTGTGCCATCTGTGAACTCTGAACGAATCCATTGTTGGCGACGCAAGTAAATATCAGCAAGTGGTAAGCAACGCTCTGTAGGAGATAGTCCATACACACTATTGGAACGACGATTGCGTACAAAATAAGCAAGGTCATCCGAGGTAAATTCGCCATCCGCAACCTCATCATCTATTCCAGCATTAAACTCTGAGCGTGGGAAGCCAAAAAGAATTTGTTGGAATGCTGGACCAGAACTTGGCTCTGGGCGCATACCGCGATCATCAAGTAGGGGTTTAATAGTTGAACCGTCAAGGATTTGGAACCCTCTAATTTCACCGCCTACAGTTACTTGTGGCCATATAGCCCAAGCATCAAGAACATCTATTTCTTCCATCGCCATTGACAACCAGTCCACAAAAGACAAACCATTTTGAGGGTCTGGCGTTTCCCAAAACTTACGCAAACGACCAATCTCTGCTGAAAACTCTTCGCGTGATTGAGCAAGCGCAGTAAGGTGATTACCACCTTGTTCCGAGATGATGCGCTCTGTTGCGGCTTCACTAAGCACAATGTCCCACTTTAGGGAAGTAATTTTAGACTTTCTTACTTCAATACAACGGCGCACGATATCAATTTGATCTGATACTGCACGCAAAGTCTTAAAAGGTACAAGTCTGTTATCAGATACGTTGATGTTTTGAGCAACTTGGAATTCATAACGGCGCGGGTCTGGGCGACCTGTATCTGTACGAAGCGGGTTAATGGCTCCAGGAAAGATAGGCATACCAGGAGCAAAAGGAACACTTGCAAGTAGCGGGTTACGAGGTAAGGCTGTACTTACATTTGAGCCGTACTGAGTCTGGGCAATACCAGCAGCACTCTGCATTTGTTGCATAGTCATTGTTCCAGCACCAGCAGGAAGATTTGGTGCCTTAACGATTTCATCTGCAACGCGTTTTGCAAATCTGTCAAACAGACCCATTGTCACTCCTATTGGTATTGTATTCCTATGAACTTAGTAGAGAAGGCAGTCTCTAATGGCGGCAAATTAGCCCCGTTAGTTATACCCAACGGTCTTACATCTGGAACAGGTTTGATGAACCCTTCCATTTATGTAGACCACGATAATGATATTCTGGTCAATCTTCGTCACGTTAACTATACCTTAGTACACGCCGAAAACCAGCAAAGTTTTCCCAGTCGTTATGGTCCTTTGACCTACCTGCACCCTGAAAAAGATCAACGCTTGGTAACCGAAAACTATTTGTGCCGCCTTGATAGCGACTTGAATATGGCCGACTTTACCAAGGTTGAAATGCAGTCGCTACACGAACCCATTTGGGAATTCGTGGGGCTTGAGGATGCTCGTGTTGTCCAATGGAACAATGAGTACTACCTTATTGGAGTCCGCAGAGACACCACCACAACTGGCATTGGTCGTATGGAATACACGCAGATTGACCTTGATAAGGCTAATTGGACAGCGAAGGAAATTCATCGCAAGCGCATAGCGGCTCCTGATGCGGATGACTCATACTGCGAAAAGAACTGGATGCCTGTAGTAGATAGACCTTATACCTTCGTAAAGTGGACTATGCCTACCGAGGTTGTTTATTCCAGTCCATTTGGACAAGATACTGAGCAAATAATGTTGCGCCACACACCAGTACCTACCAAGGATCAACGAGGCGGCTCGCAGGTAATTAGGTGGGGCAATATGTACATCTGCATTACCCACGAAGTAGATTTGTTCAAGAATTACCTGCAACAAAAGGATGCCATCTACCGCCATCGCGTAGTTATATGGGATCAACAATTTAACTTTGCAGGTATGTCTGAGCCGTTTAGTTTCCTAGACGCCCGTGTGGAATTCTGTGTAGGTGCGGCTGAATACAATGGCAACTTGTTGGTCAGTTTTGGCTTTCAGGACAACGCGGCATTTGTACTGAGCGTGCCTAAAGTTGTTGTTGATGACCTTATTTTGGAAGGATTAAAGTATGAGCATTGAGGACTTGGTAATTGACCTATCCAAAGACCCGTTCAACCCACAACTAAACTTTGATGCTGCCGAGGCATATCTGGCATTAAACCAGAGTGCTAGTGCCGTGTCGTTCTACCTACGCTGTGCTGAATATAGCAACAAAAGTTCTTTGCTCACCTACACATCCTTGCTCAGGATATCTCAGTGCTTTAACGACCAGACTGGTAGAGAACACAGCGTAAGCAACTGCATATTGCAGGCAATTACGGTACAGCCTGATCGCCCAGAGGCTTGGCTGTTGTTGTCTAAGTTCTATGAGTCTATGGGTCAATGGCAAGAAGTTTATACATATGCGCACGTTGGACTTGGCTGTTATGGAGAAGAACAACTGCCAGCCGATATAGGTTACGCTGGGACTTATACGCTGTACTTCCAAAAGGCAATAGCCGCTTGGTGGATAGGTCGTAAGGACGAGGCACTTAATACGCTTAAGATTCTATCTAGTATGGACATCAACCCTATGTACAAGGATGCCGTTGCCTATAACTTGGAGAAACTAAATGCTCTGCTTTGATATTGGTGCAAATCGTGGCGACTTTACTTTTGCCGCACTAGATAAAGGTTATGATGTTGTTGCTATTGAAGCAGCGCCAAAAGTATTTGGTGAACTTGTCAGCAACTTTATCTATAACCCACACGTAACCCCACTTAAATATGCCGTAAGTGGTAGCGATTACGAACGCGTAGAGTTTTACGAAGCCGAGGAAGATGGTTTATCTACCATTAACCTTGACTGGCTTACGAATGAGTCTATGCCTTATGCGGGCAAACCTTACAGAACCATAGCCGCAACAACAATTACTCTTGACACATTAGCCCTAAAGTACGGAGTGCCTGACCTTATCAAGATTGATGTTGAAGGTGCAGAATGGTCCGTGTTCAAAGGACTTAGTTCCAAGATGGGAACGATTGCCTTTGAGTGGACTTTAGAAACTATGGCTGACCATCAACTACAACTTGAGTATTTATTACACGGCGGTTATAGTCAAGTAGGGTGCCAATATATTGAACATCATTGCCAACAACCTGATGTTTGGTTTGACCTTAAAACTTTTGACCTAAACGCTTGGCACAATAAGAATAAAGTCTTATGGGAAAGCGGTTATTGGAAAAAGTCAGGCTTACGCCCCACAGCCGATGTTGGAATGCTGTGGGTGCGTTAAGCCGATTACGAAGTTACCGTTGCTTTTGTTAGAACGATGGACCCAGGACCAGTTACTGGTGTAACTGGAGTAAGTTTACTTGTGCGAGGATATGTGCTGCTTGCGTCAAAGTAACCCGACAGTACGCTACCGCTTCCGTTATTAGTGAGAACTGGTTTACCAAAAATGGGGCTTTGAGGCCCAGTGTATGAGTTCCAAGTAACTCCACCGTCTGTGGATGTTTTATACGCACCGCTTGTGCCAGCATCACCGCCGCCTGCGATTGCAATAGTGCTACCAACCTGAGTGGCTAAGCCAAAGTCTCCAGAAAGACCTACATTGCTTGTATTTATCCAAGTACCATTTAAGGTTGCGCACCTAAAAACAGTACCATCGCTAGCAATGTAAACATATGAACCATCAAGATGTGTAAAGAAAAACGAACCAGGAGAATAAAACGCAGGAAATAGCCCGCTAGAAACATACTGTGTCCAAGTGCCACTGGTTGGGTTTGCGTTAGAGTTGGTCCAGAATGTGATTGTTCCAAATGAAGGTCTGTCGGTAATTATCCACATACCATTTGTATAAGTAATGCCTTGTAATCTACTACTTGACCACGCGCCGCCGTTATTGCTTGAAGTATAAGTTACATTGTCAGTAGATGCATAAACTTCATTTGGGGTAACATAAACATATCTTCCATTCGCGTATGCCAGAGAAGGATAAAGTTCATTCTGCGCAGAAAGAAAATTGAAATTCCAGTTAATTCCATCAGTTGAATTAACTGCAACGCCATTAGAAATCACAACAAATCCTTGTGGACCACCAACTGCATTTACGGGGCTGCTACTAAAAGGACCAGGGTTGTTGTATTGAGTCCAAGTTACCGCATCTGATGACAAGTAGTAGTATGAACCAGATGGCGGGATAGCAATGTACTTACCTAAACCTGACGAATAAGCAACAGTCACGCCATATGAAGGCATAAAAAATGCAGCAGACTCTAGTGTGCTACCCGCTTCA